CCTGGCTCCAAGGTGGCAGCCGGCCCGCGTGGTAATGTTTCTCCTGGGTTGCTTTTCTTTTTCCTTTTAGATCGGCAGGCGTCGACAAGTGAAAACACTAGTCGGGGACCCTTCACCAGGTCCCTTGGCTCGTCCAAACCACGGACGTCTTCCCGCCGAAGTCCCTCTTTTTGTTTCGTCTCCCAATAACGGGCTAGGACACAGGGGATTTGCCTTTCCCCTTCCCGTATTGGTCTGCGTCGCAAGGATCGTAAAGAACGCGAACAGATAACCTCATTGCGGCCCACCCTCCTTTTTTTTTTTTGCTTGTTTTATTTCTTGTATAACAGCGGGCCGGATCTGTTCAACACGTTCATTCAGAACCCTTGTTTCTTCCTGACGATCGAGGTCGTATCCGTCAGGCACTTGGGTGACATTAAAGAAATTGCGCACCGGATCGAAGCAACGACCAGGAGTCTGAAGCGCCTTCCGGATCTTACGATCTTTCCAGAGCTTACGAGCGGTAAAGCAGGGTACCGCATACATCATTTTATCCTCCTGGTCAGCCAGGACATGCGCATTGGCTCGAATGATCCTTCGTTGGGAGGCAAAGCTAACAGCAGAGCGTAGGCCATAGCCCACGACATCCGCCTCTTTACGGGACATCCACAACGAGCTCACATTCGTTTTTTTTTGGCGGGAGGCACGGTAGAACACAGTCGAATTGATTTCGGCTTCATGAGTATCGACCATGGTCTTCTCCTCATTCACGCGGCATCCTATAAGGGATGCGTGAACCTTGAGGGCCTTTAAAATGCCTCCCTTCTTTTTTATTTCTTTAAAAAGCGCATCATCACCATTCACCAGACACTTATGTCCGGCAAACTCCTTGAAACTGATGATGCGCCTTTCAAGTAAATCGGCGAGTGCCAAGTCGATCATGGTCTTGTTGAACAGGCACAGCAATGGGAAACTCATAGGAGATCCCATAGGCTGGCCGCTAGCTGCCGAGATGCCCCCCAAACGGAGATCACCGAGGACATCAAGACAACGGACCTGATCGGCGGACAGGGCACCCGCCTTCCTCTTCAACACCTCAATAGCGGCTTTAACATAGGGGATTTTGAACGTGTCCGTACAGGACACGTAATCGATCGAAACAAAATCCCCCTCGCCATTGAGGCTCCCCACTTGCTCGTCGGTCGGGGGACCGACGAGAAGCCATCCCTTCCTAGCGATTAATCCAAAAAGACTCTTATGTAGCGGGGTCAAGACAGAAAGGTTGTGCGATGAATACATCGTCACAATCCTCGGTTTCCCAGAGGATATAACCTGCTCGA